GAAGTCGCTGACAACGGCGATTGGGTGGACATTCCGGGCTATCACCCGCTCCGTCTCAAGACGCTTTCCATTGAGCGGCCTGAATACCGGAACGCCAAGCAGCGCAAAGAACGCAAGCTGAGGCAGACGCATGGCGGCGATATCCCGGTCCAGGTGTGGGACCGGATGCGCGGCGGTTTGGCGGCGAAGTTCCTGTTGGTGGACTGGGAAAACGTCCCCGACGCCAACGGCAAAACGCTGACCTTTGACCCGGACACCGCACACGACGCGCTGACCACCATTCCCGGCAACGAAAGTTTCGTGGATATGGTGGAGTATGCCGCCCGCGTGGTTGCCGAGCGGGCGCGCGGTGAGTGGGAGGACGACATGGGAAACTCCGAGCCTGCGTCCGCGACCGACTAGAGTGGACGCAGGATAAACAACGGCTCAAAGAAAACCTTGAGCGCAACAACCAGCCGCTTCCGAGCTGGATGCAGGATCGGCCGGAGCCGGAGCCGCACCAGCAGTGGCTTTGGGTTGCGTTCTGGCAGCTATCGCATAGCCGGCAGGTGGGTATGGGCGAAGGGCCGATCCCGGTAAGCGAGGTGGAAGCCTACTGCCGGTTTTACGACATAACCGACCTTGGCGAGCGGGAGTGGCTGCTAGCTGGCGTGCAGGCGCTCGATCAAGAGTACCTGACGGTTAGATCAGAGCAGCAAGCCAGTCAGTGAGCCCGCCGCCTACGGCTGGAAAGCCGTTCGGCGTTAGGAAGTGACCAATGCCGGTCGCCGCGTGGATTGCATCGGCGTGAGCCCATAGCGGCGCAGCGGCCACCGCGATCAGGGCGATAAGCGTAACGTTTCTCATACCCTCAAGGTGTGGGCATCAGCGCGACCACGCAACTAGAAAAGATGGTGAACATTTTACATGGCCCGTCTCGTCCTTGGCATTGACGCACGTCCTGCCCGTCAGGGAGCGCAGGACTTCGACCGGTCTGCGCAGCGCGTCACCCGGAGTGCGCGTGAAGCGGCGGGGGCCACGGATCGGGTCGGCAACAGCTTCCAGCGGCTGCGTCCGGCGGTGCAAGCCGCCACGGGCGCCTTTGCGGCGTTAGGCGGTGCGCTTGCCATCCGGCAGCTGGTTCGCTACGCGGACGTTGCCACGCAGCTCAACAGCCGGCTGAGGCTGGTCACGGACACCAGCGAAGAGCTGGCTGACATCCAGCGTGACCTCTTTAATCTGTCGCAGGAAACCCGCACGGGGCTGCAAAACACGACCAACCTGTATGTTCGGCTGCAACAAGCGTTGCAGGGCACCGGCATTGAACAACAGCGTGTGTTTCAGGTCACCGAGGCGTTTAACAAGGCGCTTCAACTGTCAGGGTCCACAACGGCGGAGGCGTCTGCTGCGACGGTTCAGTTCAGCCAGGCCATTGCCGGCAGCGTGGTCAGGGCGGAAGAGTTCAATTCGTTGATCGATGCTTCACCACGCCTGATCCGCGCACTTATTAACGAGCTTGAGGGCGTGGACGACGTTGGCGCACTTCGGCAGCTGCTTGAAGACGGCGAGCTTACGCGCGAGCGCGTCATTGAAGCGCTGACGAACGCGCTGCCGCGTCTGCGTGGCGAGTTTGAAGAACTGGACCGCACCACGTCGCAGGCGTTCACGCAGCTTAACAACGCGCTCATCACCGCCATTGGCAACATTGACGAACAGGCCGGCGCGACGAACGCGCTGAACGATGCGATTGACAGCATCCGCGAGGTGGTGAGCGATCCGCAGTTCCAGCAGGCGGCGGCGAACCTTACCAGCAACCTCGTCACCATCAGCGAACTGTCGCTCGGCAACCTGCCTGAAATAGTCCGGCTGTATGAGCGTCTCGCGAACGCGCTAAGTTTCTTTGGCGATGTTGGTTTCAGCCCAACTGGCCTGCCTTCGCTGAACCTGTCCAATCTGGGCGGTTCGGGCGGCAGTTCAACAAACCAAGCGGGCCGGCGGTTTGATCTTGGGCCGGGCGCAAGCGACAGCGCGCAACTGAATGAGGTTCTTCAGTTTAGCCGGACCGTCGGCGTTGGTTCTGGTGCAGGCGGCGCCAATGTACCCACGCCCAGCACGCGCCCTGACGGCGGCCAAGACATTCTGCGCGAGCAAGAGGAAGCCCGCCGCGCCTTTGCCCGTGAACAAATCCAGCGGGTCAATCGCACATCTGACTTGATCGCGGGTCAGCGTAACGAATTGCGCGAACAAGCCGAACGCCTCCGCGCCGACCTCAACCCGGCGCTTGCCGAGTATCAGGAGCGTCTGCGCCAGATTGAGGCTTCGTCGCCGTTCCTGGCCGAACGCGAACAGCTTGAGCTACGCATTCAGGCTGGTGAGCGCTTAAACGACCAGATTGGTAAGACGGAAAGCGGTCTGCAAAACGCGCAAAAGGCGGCGGACCAGCTTGGCTTTAGCTTTTCCAGCGCCTTTGAGGATGCAATCGTTAAATGGCAGGAGTTTTCCACGGTCTTGCAAGGGCTGGCGCAAGACACCCTGCGCATTTTGGTTCGCACGCAAATTACGCAACCAGCGGCGGGCGCGTTGTCCGACGTTTTCGGCAACGTGTTTGGCAACATATTTGGCGGCGGCACTGGCGCCACAACCGGTGCGGCGGTGCCAACTTCGCAGGGCGGGCTTGGCCAGCCGCTTCCTACCTTTGCTGAAGGCGGGATTACAAGCGGTCCGTCAATTGCGGGGGAGCGTGGTCCCGAGGCTGTGGTGCCCCTGCCGAACAACCGGCAAATCCCGGTGCAGATGCAGGGCGGCAACACCAATGTCTACGTTGAAAACTACAGCGGCCAAGAAGCGAACGTGCAGCGCACCCGGAACGGTAACGGTGGCGAAGATATCCGCGTCACCATCGGCAAAGAGGTGGGACGCCAGATCGCCAGCGGCGTCCATGACAAGCCCATGCGCAGCCGGTTTGGGCTTACACCAAGCACGGGGAGCCGCTAATGCCGACGTGGCCTGCCAGCCTGCCAGAATATGTGCTTGTCCAGGGCTACGAGGAAAACACGCCGAACACGCTTGTCCGCACGCAGATGGACAAGGGGCCGGACAAGGTGCGGCGTCGCTACACGGCGGGCACGCGGACATTCGGCGCGCAGTTGGAACTAACGGGCGCGCAGGTAGCGACACTGGAGACGTTCATTGACAGCGATCTATCCGGCGGTGCGTTGCAGTTTGATTGGGTCCACCCGCGCACACAAAACAGCGTGTCGTTTCGCTTCGTGCCGCTGCGTGACGATACGCTGGTCAGCTACAGCGGGCTTGGTAACGATTACTACCGCGTGCAGTTCCAGCTAGAAATCCTTCCAAGCTAATGTCCCGCAACACGTCGCTCACGTTCCGGCAGGGTGTTTTTGCTCAAGAAACGGGCGATGCGATCCTGATCCTAGTTCGCATATCGCACCCTTCACTTTCCGACGACATACGGGTCACCAGCAACAGCGTGGATACGGTCAGTAACGGTGAGACGTTCATCGCATTTCCGTTTGACATGGAGCTAGCGCAAGACAAGGACGATGAACTGCCGACCGCGCGGCTGACCATTGACAACGTTAGCCGCGAAATCACGCAGGCCATCCGGCAGATTACCAGTCCGGCCACGGTTCGCACGCAGGTCGTGCGCGGCGATGACCCTGACACGATCGAGGCGGATCAACCGGACTTCCAGCTGCGCGACGTGCGATACAATTCGCTGGTCGTGGAAGGCACGTTGAACATTGAAACGTTTGCCCAGGAGCCGTTCCCGGCCGGCAAGTTCGACCCGGCGCGCTTTCCGGGGCTTTTCTGATGCAACCGGCGGACTTCATCGGAATCCCGTTCGCTGAGGGCGGGCGCGACCCGGCGCACGGGCTGGATTGCTGGGGTTTAGTTTGGCTGGCCGCGCGCGAACTGTACGGCATGGAACTGCCATCCTACCACGGCGACTACATGACGCCGCTGGATTGGGATGAGCTGAATCGCCTGATCTCTGGCGAAAAAAAGATTGCGTGGGAATTGATCTACGCGCCTAAACGCGCCGGCAACCTCCAAGACGTGCGAGACGGTGACGTGGCCCTGATGTCCGCACGCGGACGGGACATGCACGTCGGCTTGGTAGTCAACGGCGGGCGCAACCTGCTGCACGTAGAGGCGGGCACGGAGGCGGCGGCACCGCCACTGGATCGGCTAGAAATTCGCTCGCGCCTGCGTCCGCGCGATTGCGGCGTCTATCGCTGGCAAGGATAGCATGACCCTCCAAGACACGACCGCACTGAACGGCGACGTGATCGGCCCGAATGACGGTGACGTGCGCGTGGTAAGCGCGCCGCACCCGTTCCGCGTAGAGCGCGACGACCGGCAGATGCTCGCCGGCCTTACGCTGGCGGAGATGCTAGAGCGCGCCCAGCCGGACCCGGTGCTGCGCCGGCACGCGCGGATCATGCTGGGTGATTGGGAGGTGCCGAAAGAGCACTGGCATCGCGTCCGTCCGAAGCCCGGCACGACCGTCACCATCCGCGTCGTTCCTCACGGCGGCGGAGGCGGCGAAAAGAACCCGCTGCGGACGGTGTTGCAAATCGCTGTGCTGGCAGCGTCCGTTGTTATCTCGTCCGGCGCCCTAGCTCCCTATCTTGGGGCTGCGTTTGCAGGCACGAGTGCGTCTCTGATCGGCGCGGGTGTAGCTGTCGCCGGCTCCCTTGCCATCAACGCTTTGATCCCGCCGTCGCAGCCGCAGCTCCCGGACCTGTCCGGCCAGAGCACGCAGGACAGCCCCTCGCTGTCGATCCGCGGCGGCCGCAACCGCGCCAACCGCTTCGGCGCCGTCCCGCGCCCCTACGGCAAGCACCGCGTATACCCGCCACTCGCCGCCGACTACGTGACCGAGGTGTCCGGCGACGACCAGTACCTGCGCATGGCCGTGTGTTGGGGCTATGGGCCGCTGCTGATTGAGAACCTGCGCATCGGCGAAACACCTATCGAGGAGTTCGCGGACGTTCAGGTTGAGACGGACCCTGGTTTCTCCACGCTTACCAGTCTGCCGTTTTTCCCGGCCACGGTGGACGAGCAGCAGCTGTCCATCGCGCTCAAGCAGTCGGAAGGCTTCACCACGCGCACCACCGAGCCGGACGCGGATGAGATTGTGGTGGACATCACGTTCCCACGCGGGCTGGTGGAGTTCAATAATCGAGGCAACAAACAAAGCCAAACGGTTGAGGTTGAAGCACAGTACGCGCCGACCGGCACTAGCGACTGGAAGGGCGTTGGCCAGACAACA